CCAACTGTTTTTTAGATGCAGTGAGCAAAGAAATTTCCATCAAGTCCGACAATGTTAATCAATTCATTAATTATAGTGGTTCAGCAGACAATCCAAACAAAGAATCATTAATAACAGTGAGCTTGAGAACCCCAAATCAAATTCCATTAGAGCCGCCACTATTTTTCTCGCATAATGCTAGAATCATTTCACAAAACTTATCAATAAATGCTGGAGATGTGCTTGGGGGTCAAGTTACTTTGCGCGAAATAATTTTGTAAGTGTAATTCATTTTAGATGTCAAAGAAAAAAATTGAAAAACCCGTCGCTCAATTACAAATCCACTCACAAATTGAGCATTCTATTCGATTCAAACCAAGAAAATTCAAATTCACAGACAAGCAGCGAAAATTCTTAGAACTTGCCCTTGAACCGCAAAACTCCATCATTTTTGTAGCTGGACCAGCAGGTTCCGCCAAAAGTTATTCTAGCATCTACGTTGCTTTGCAGCTTTTAATGGCAGACAGAGACAAACAACTACTCTACGTGCGCAGCATCATTGAAAGCGCTGACAAAGGACTTGGCAGTTTGCCAGGAGACATGGCTGAAAAGTTTGATCCATTTCTCATGCCACTATACGACAAGCTAGAAGAGATGGTTGAAACTCCAGACATCATTTGGTTAAAAGGTCAAGAAAAAATCGCAGCTATTCCAGTCAACTTTTTGCGAGGAGCAAACTGGAGCAACAAAGTTATTGTTGTGGATGAAGCTCAAAACTTCACCTTCAAAGAACTCACCACTGTAATCACTCGAATTGCCGAAGGTTCTAAACTCATGATTTGCGGCGATTATATGCAGAGCGACATTGGCTCTCGCTCTGGCTTTCGCGAAATGTTTGAAATGTTCAATGATGAAGTTAGCCGCGAGCGAGGAGTTCAGTGTTTTGGCTTTGACAACTCTGACATTGTGAGAAGCGAAATTCTCAAGTTTTTAGTTTCTAAGTTAGAAACTCGCCAAACAAAAGTGTAAAAGAAAGTGGGGGCCGCTGCAACACTGAGCCGTGTAGGCTGAAGTAACGAAAAAGGCAGCGAGCCCCCATTTAAAAAAATTAGAATTATAATTTTATACACTTATAATAAGTGTATATGAATAATATTTTTTGTTTTGAGTGTGGAAACAAACACTCTTACACTTACTCGAAACCAAAATTCTGCTCAGGGTGCGGATCAGCATTTGGCGCTGTTAAAAATCCCCCCAAAAAAACTCCTCCTAGCAAAGAGGCTTTTGATGACGATGATGTTATCGATGAGGATGATGACGACTATGATTCCTCTGATTTTTCAGATTCAATGCGCGTTCCCAAGCTTCGCAGTCTCGCAGTAGATGTAGAGTCTGACTACGAGGGAATTTCTAGCTTTAAACTAGGATCTTTATTTGGGTCAAATTCTAACGAGTCTCCTAGACGCAAAAAGTCCACCCAAAACTTTGAAGATTTTATTGAAAAAAAGCGTGTCCAATAACAACTCCTACACTGAACACTATGCAACAATTGATGCGGTAGTCAGCAAGTTCCAAAAAAAATGGCAGCTAAAAGCTATTGCTTGGTTTGATTTTGAGGATGTATCTCAAATGGTCAAATTGCACATTTATAAAAAGTGGCACATGTGGGATGAAACAAAACCCCTTGAACCATGGATTGCGCGAATCACTAGCAATCAAATCAAAAATATTATCCGAAACAACTACACAAACTATGTGCGTCCCTGCATGAACTGCGAATTCAACATGGGCGGCACACTGTGTGCTAAAAATTCATCTGGCAATCAAGAAGAATCTTGCAGTGACTATGCTAAATGGTCAAAATTAAAAAAAATTGGCTACGGAATAAAAATGCCTCTCTCTATTGAGAATCATCTCGTAGAAGTTGACCAAAAGCAAGACTCTTACATTCATTTTGATTCATCACTAGAAGAGTTGAACAAGATGATGAAAAACGCTTTGTCAGCAGAGCATTACACAGTGTATGTGATGCTTTTTTTAGAAAAAAAATCAGAAGAAGATGTGGCAAATTTCATGGGTTATAAAACTAACGAAAAAAACCGCAAAGCTGGCTACAAGCAAATCAAAAATTTAAAGAACATGCTCAAAAACAAGGCGAAAGAAATCATTTATCAAAACGACATCATCAAATGACTCTACTACCCGAACAAGAAGCTAGAATTTTAGAAATTCTCAAATCAACCACTGATTTGAATGAGATTGTGCGTTTCGCATTCGACAGTCCCAGTCTTGATGGCAGAAGCAAAGAGGGCAGACTAGTTAGATCTTATCTCATCAACAGCAAAGTCAAATTTAAAACAACAAAGCGAGACAAAGCTGATCCTTTAGATTTTTCTCCAGAGCAAAGAAAGTTTATCTTAGCAAATGCTAACGCTGGCTTATCTTCCTTAGCAATTGCTCGCTTAATCTTTCCACTGCGAGATGTGGGAGCACTGTCTATTGAGCAGAGAGGAGTGCTAGATGTGATTAGAGAAGAGAATCCAGACTTCACTCCCAGCTCTGACGTTGACACTCCCCTAAGCAACTACATTGCGCCAAAATCACCAGGAAGAATTGTTAAAAAAATCAACGATGCTACTGGCAGCGCACTAGAAGATGAAAAACTCAACCGACAGCACAAAATCTGCATAGATCGCTTGGGAATCAACTTGAACAATTCGCGTTTTTTAACAATTGTTAATAACTACACTTCCAAAGAAGACAGAGTGTTGTTTGAAGAAGAATTTGTTCGCTTAACATGGGACAAGCCAGATTTAACATCTGATGAACTAAACTTGTACATGAACGTGTGCAAAGAAATCATTAGCTTAGAAATTGTTAGCAAGCATTTGAACAAACTAAACGACGCTTTTGATCTTGCCAGCGATAATGACGAAATCACTGTTCGACTAGCAGAAATCATCAAAGCTAAAAGCTCAGAATATCATCAATGCGAAAGTCGCATTGAAAACTTAACAAAAAAACTGCAAGGAGATCGATCTGAGCGAATGAAGAGTCGCCACAAAGAGAATTCTTCTATATTATCACTGGTTCAATTTTTTCAAGATGAGGAAGAGAGAGTCAACATGGTTCGCATTGCTGAAATGCAGCGGCAACTAGTAAAAGATGAGGCTGAAAAGATTGAAGGAATGGCTGACTGGAAAGCTAGAGTTTTAGGAATTTCAATTGAAGATGTGCTTTAAATGTCAAGAATGCAATTCAGAGTTTGATGCTTTAAAAAGCTTGCACGCTCACGTTAAAAAGCACAACATGCTTTTGGGAGATTATTATGTCAAGCACTATAGGCGCAAAAATAAATTAACTGGCGAACTTATTCCTTTTAAAAATTATAGTGAATATTTTGAAAAAGATTTTTCCAATTATGAGCAATTATTAAAGTGGTGCGAAATTTCCCCTCCAGAAATCGTATCAGAATATATATTGTCTCTTTTAAAGAATAGAATAGATAAAAAAGAATTAAAATATGGACCAAGTACTATTGAATTATATTCTGCCAATCTCCCACCTGTTAGTTTATATAAAAAACATTTTGGAAGCTATTCTGCTGCATGTGAAAAATGCGGCGTTAAGCCTATGTTCGCGAGTTCAATTACACGCAGTTTTCATAATGATTTCTCAAGCGTCAAAATTTTTATAGACACTAGAGAACAGAAACCGCTAGAGTTTAAAAATTCTGAAAAGTTAAAATTAGACACTGGAGACTATGCTGTTTCTGGAGATTATTATAAATATTGCTATGTAGACCGAAAATCTATTGAAGACTTGGCAGGAACCTTATCTTCTGGAAATGCTCGCTTTAGAAAAGAACTTGAGCGCTGTAGAAGCGCAGGATGTTTCTTGTTCATCGTGATTGAAGAAGATTTGTACAAATTAGAAAGCTTAACCATCTTTAAACGCAGACAAATAAATTTAAAATTTATTTTACACGCTCTTAGAGATGTTCAGCAAGAGTATGGCGACTGCTGTCAGTTCATTTTTAGCGGCAGCAGAAAACGCAGCGAATTTTTAATTCCTAAACTGTTAGTTTTAGGAGATGTGATGAAAAATGTTGA